AAGATTATTTTTAATTACGTATTATGAAGGTAAGAAGTTTGATGATTGGTGGCAGGGGTATGTTGAATATATAAGCACCATCGATTATAAAGAGATCAATGAAGAACATGAGAACACTTCTTTTTCCAATATTGAAGCTATAGCAACGGATTTCGGCAATGTTCGTAAAGCTTATCATCATGGGACTTCAGATGGAGAGCAATTCACAATAATTCATTACGCAGTTAAACTCACTAAGTAACCCCTGCGCCACTCTCCATCTCGGAGAGTGGCCTTAAGCATTATAAGAACTACTTGAACAGATCGTGTCTTGATAATTTGCAAAACCTCAATAGCATTAAACGCGTCTATAAAAATAAACATTACTTAGCGCCCCGCCTGTTACATTAAACTGGTTGTTAAGCAGATTATACCTATTATCCTCATTGAGAAACAAAGCTCTCTTCACCTTTAGAATCTTTTCATCATTTGTTTTGGGTTTAACGCTCAAGCATCTTAGTCCACAGTTATTGACAGGACTCCGAGGCGCGGCAATGCCGCTTTTTAAAGTCAAAGGCTCAACAGCCAAAAGCTTTGGAACGATGCGCCATTCGGCTGTCCGGGTAACATGTACCAGCTCAGAGCCCAAGTGCGGGGCATAGATGCCCACAACTCTCTCTATATCCTCTTCGTAAGCATTGACCTCGTCAGTCACGTTACGAGCCACACGGACGGTCTGGCTATCACGTGGAACATTAGCCCCACCCTGCGCTGCGATATACAGATCAAACTCACCTTCATCAGCTGCAGCCCTGGCCGCCTCGACACTCTCATCAAATTCATCAGCGATACTCACGCCACGGGGCAGTTTGCGCAGCTCTCTATATGCTCCCATCGTCGGCAGGCCAATAGATTTGAATTGCGGGATGCGCCATGTTGACGCCCATGCGGTTACAGCTGCTGCTGTATCAGTGAGAGGCTTGCCGGTGTCGTGATCCATCTGACCATCGAGCGCGTAACCATCGATATTCTTCGCAATATACTTTGCGATATAACCGGCCGCGCCACCTTGATTGAGGTGCTTCGCTTCAAAGCGCTGTGCTGCAGCGCCCTTTTCATCGCCATCCTCTTTTAAGGCATAACGACGCATGATTTCGGTGATGTGTTTCCGTTGCTCTGGTTTGCAAAAAAGCATCATGTGCCAGTGCGGAGTTCCGTCATGATGCGGTTCAACTACACGCATCCCATAGACCTGCAGATCGTTATCTTTAAAAGCTGTGCGCATCAGGCTCCAGATTCGGCATAAATACCGCTGTCCATCCTTAGGCGTAAAGGCGGTTTCATTCCATCCGTGGTTAAGCTGCACCGTCTTTTTGTCGCCCTTTCCAACCTGACGTGTAGGGTGATACTTCGACGGCGTGGTGATGGTGATAAACATCCCGACGTCGCCCTGACCGGCCGCATAGCGCTCAATCCCTGCGATAGTATTCATCAGTTCCATACGACGGATTTCGGGGTTTGAAATACTTCCCATGACTTTGCTGATGAGATCGATGCGCTCACCAGTGACTTTGTTTTCCAGCTCGCACGACTTCAAGTATTCGAGATTAGCCTGACGGCGAGAATGCACATCGCGGATCGCCGTTTTACTGGCGTATGGGGAGCGGTCTTTGTTCACCTCACCGGCGGCAATCAGCAAGGCCTCGTGCCAGCGCATACGCTGCGCCTTAAACTGGTTAATCCACCATTCATCGTTAATCAGACGAGCGATAGCGGAAAATGCCTGGCGGATCGTGATTTGCCCTTTGCGGTATTTCTTCCAGAACATTGGGGTGATGTTGAACGCACGAGCTGCACCGGCAACATGACCATATAAGTGCGCCTGCGCTTCATCGGTGAAAAGGGTTTCTTTACCGCCGTGAGCATCTGCCCATGCGTCGCTAAGTTCCTCATAAGCGACATAGAGTTGCGAAGCGATACGGGCAGCAAATTTTTTGAGCGCTTTGTCACTCATGCCCGCTAAATGTGAATAACTTTCGCGCTCGCTCAAAAAGAGAAGCGACTCAGTCTCGTTCATTCCGTTTAACTGGTTGACCCGCTCAAGACGCGGCCCCACCCTTTGCTCGACGGTGTTCTTGAGGAAATAGAAACCATGAAGTGGGCTTTTAGTACGACGGATGAAGTCATACCGCGAGTTAAACAACGTTTTTAAGACATATGGCAGGCGATTAACTTTACCTAAAACGCCTTGCACCTGACGGAATTCGCCACGTGTAAGGGGTCTATCACGGCCAATTGAAGAGCGTGGAGCATTCCATGGGTAAGCACCGACGAAGGTATCGTCGGTGTGCTTCGAGAAAGGAGTTGGTGGCGAGGGGGCAATGCGCCCCCGAGGTTCACCGGCCATTAGGAGTGAAGGCGTCCAGACATTGCTTTGACACGCGCTCAATCTGAGTTTCAAGGGCTGAGAAACAAGTCGCGTCTCCTGCTAAAAGGTCATGCAAGGCAAGACCCGAAACGAGCTTAGAAATGGTCGGGTAGTAACCGACAACATCCAGCCATTCTTTACCTTCATTCTTACCAGATGTGGCGGTTTTCTTTTCCTGCAAAATGAATTGATAGCGGTCGCTGGTAATGACGTACTGGTTATTTATCTCGATGCGTATGCTCATTTTTTCTTCCTGTTGAAAGTGGTTAGCCAGCTCTAACGAAAATTGCGTTGTGTAACTTTTCCGACTCCTGACCTAATAACTCGATAATCTCGGCGCGATTAAGTTCTGACTTACTGATGTGCGCGATAAGACCGTCAAACTGAGAAGAGAAACGGGTCGCCGTGTCGCGCTGTGCCTCGCTTACTGCCTGCCCAGAAGTGCCGAATACATCCCCCGCTGCGCTGTATTTTGCTTTTGCATTTGCCTATCTCCGGACAAAAGGAGTCCCCACGCTGTAAGGCGCGTAATAAAACGAATCCAGATTAATTAATGTAAATACTGCTCAGGCTTTACCGAGGTTAAAATGGTTGGCGCGTACTCAAAAAGGCTGAACAACTCTCGTAAAGCGCGGAAAAGTTTGTCACGCCAATAACAGTCCTCCTCGTTCAAACGCCAGTGCGGCATCATAAATTCCTGCTCAGTCAGTCCCGCATGAAGAAACAGCGAACGCCTTTGGCTGACGGTCAGGCGGTTGATAAACGTTGATTTGGTGAAACCAATCTGACGGAATCGGGTGAATGCAAACCGCAACTCATCAAGCGCGCAAACAATACGCTCGCGATCGGCTTCTTCCATTTCCTCAAGGCGCAATACCGAATGGCGCTGTTTTAATTGCGCATGAAAACAGACGGTCAGCCGCTCGCGTTCCATCATCTGATTGTAGAAATCGCAAGTATCCTGCCAGCGAGGCTGAGCCAGATACTTGCAAACCAAACCGCGAAGCGCTGCCGGTTGTTTCTGGATCACATCAAGAGTCATAACGGTCATAACCACAGCCCTCTCTTTTTGACCAGTTGGCGAAGCTTCTCGATAACACCCTGCTTACGGGTTCGGATGATGATGCCCTTCTTGCCGCGACCATGAGTAATGGCGAAGTTAATCTGGTTAGGGCTTTCTCTACGAAGCAGTTGCGCAATACAGCGAGGTTCACTCTTCATACTGGTTCCCCTAATCCGAGCCACATCAGCCAACCGTCCCGAATTTCCTTCGGACGGCTGTCATAGGCCATCTTCATACCCTTGTTCCAGGCGGGCAGATACACCCAATATTCCCCTGCACGCCCACTCGTTGACTGCGGATCAGTCATCTCAACTACAGGCAGCTTGCCCTTCTCAATCATCCCTTTGACGGCAGCAGGCGTTTTGCCGATAAGACGCGCAAATTCCTGGTATGGGACAGCGTCGCTCGCACTATCAATGACCCTATTCATTTGTGAGTATTCCTCGTTAGTGTTTTAATTGCTCCTAATGGCTTTAAATTGCCATATTGGAGCTATCAACTTGCGATAACGAACTAAAGATTACTCCGTTATCGTTTTTCTATCAATAGTGGAGTGTTAATTACGATGATACCCGTCAATGAGAAGCTAGCCATCATGCGTGAGTCAGAGCGTATGAATAGAAAAGAATTCAGTGACTTAACTGGCGTTCCATATAGCTCTCTTTCGAGTTACGAGAAGGGTGTAAAAGATATGGGCATACAGGCAGTGATGAAGATTTTGAACCATCCACAGTTTAAAAAATACACTATGTGGTTTATGACAGAGTCGATATCACCTGAAGCTGGGCAAATTGCACCGGCTCTCGCGCACTTTGGGCAGCAGACAACAACATCACCCCACTCAGACCAGAAAACTGGCTAACCATTTACGGCGCTTATTTGTGCAGTAAATGCACAGTGAGTTTTTGCTATTTAAATCAGGAAATTGAAGTACGCAGTAACATCATCGGGAGGCTTTATGTCTGTTAAAAAGCTCGATGATGGTCGATATGAAGTGGACATTAGACCGACCGGGCGTAACGGAAAACGCATCCGTCGGAAGTTCGACAAGAAAAGCGAGGCGATGGCTTTTGAAAAACATACTCAATATAACCATCACTCAAAGGAATGGCTTTCAAAACCCACGGACAAACGCCAACTGTCAGAACTGAAAGAGTTATGGTGGAAGCTGAAAGGTAAACACGAGGAACACGGTCAATCGTATCTCAAGAAAATTGAGCGTTTCGAAACGATGACCGGTAACCCATGCGCTTTCCAGATCACCAAGAGCCTGATAACGCAATATTGTGCTCAACGCCGGGGTGAAGGTATTAAGCCAACTACCATCAACCGCGACCTGATCACATTAGGTGGGATGTTTACTACCCTGATTGAGTCGGAAATGTATAACGGTGAGCATCCGTTTAGAGGGTTCAAAAAACTGAAAGAGCAGACTGCCGAAACGGGCTATCTCACTCTTGAGGAAATTGACGCCTTACTGGCAGCGCTGTCAGGAGACAATCGTAAAATTGCCGTCTTGTGTCTGAGTACCGGGGCTAGATGGGGAGAGGCTGCAAGGCTGAAAGCGGAGAACGTGATTCATAACCGGGTGTCTTTCGTTAAGACGAAAACCAACATACCGCGAACGGTTCCGATCTCTGACGACGTTGCGGCTTACATAGTCGGTAAAACAAGGGGCTTTCTGTTTGCTGAGGCCAGTTATGCTGAATTCAGGCGAATCCTCAAAGCGGTTAAACCAGATATACCGGCCGGGCAAGCGACACATGCGCTGCGACACTCTTTCGCCACGCACTTTATGATTAACGGGGGCAACATCATCACACTGCAGAGGATCTTAGGTCACACGAAAATTGCGCAGACAATGGTCTATGCGCACTTCGCTCCTCAGTACCTGCAGGACGCGATTTCGCTCAACCCGTTGAAGGGTGCTAATGGTGGTCCGAGTGTCCACAATGTGTCCACACCCTAGCCGCTTTTTATGGCTTTTGACTGCTAGTAGTAAAACTTGAAGCCTTGTCTGGCGCGGCTTTCCAGTTACGCCAGACATTAAAAAGGCTCCGTAAGGGGCCTTTTTTACATGCTTATCCCTTACGGACCCGCGTAAACTGTTGCTCCGTAATGAGG